GTCAAGTTTTTAGGCATTTATTTTTTCAATATTCTGTTTTTTTTGGGTTATTGCTACTTTGGTAATATGTTTGCGCGGTCTTCTTCCTTTAGGGTCTTTTGCCCTCGCCTCGATATACCGTTATTCGCGCCGCCCTTAATAACCCTTTAATTCCAACATAAAACCCGCCGGAGGCATGTTTGTTGGGCGTGTGTTAGGGTTTAGGTTTCGTTCTTTTTTCTTGCATTAATTTCCTTCTCTCGTTCTCATATTTTATTGCGTCGTAATCTGTTGGGCTTGCATATCCCAGCATATAGTTTTTCTTTCTATAATATTGCACTAATTTATTGTATTGTTCGTCATTGTCTGCTTTTATTTTTTCTCCTCCTACCCACCTTTCATTTTTATCTAATTGTTTTAACCACAATTCTTCCCTTTCTTCTTCTGTCCATAATTTATTTCTCCAATATATTGGCATTCCCATTTTTCTCCCTTGTGGGGTTATATATTCTGTTACTGTCTTGTCTCCGTTGTATTTGTTCAGTTTGAAGTTATATTGTTTTGTGTATCCCGACCCTATTCCGGGAGAACATAATATTTTTGGTTTGTAATATACGTGTTTCGTGTCTTTTTTTGTCATGTATTTTGTTATATAATTGCATGTTCTTTCCGATACATAGTTTATTAGTTCGTGTCCTTTTTTCTTTCCTTTCCATACCCATCCGTTTTTTCCATCTTTTCCCGCGTTCCATCTTTCTTCTATTTCATTTACGTCATCTGCCCATATTACACCGTGCATATGTATATTTTCGGTTCCTTCGTGCCCCAATTCTGTGATTAGCCAATGTTTGACGCTTTTTTTGTTTTTTTTTCTCCATCTTTCGAGGAATTCTCTTACTGCTACTGTTGCTACTTCATTATCCAATAAATATCCTTCTATTCCTTCGTTTTCTTTTCTTATTTTTTCCACATATCTCGTGTACGCTTCGTTACTAAACGTTAGCGTTATGAATTTTCCATTTTTATTTTCCTTTATTTCTTCTCCTAATCTTAACTTCCACCAATTTGCTTTTTGTTTGTTACATTCCATACACATCCCACAGCCCACGGGTACATATAGTACCCGTGGGTCTTTGGGAGTTGGTACTATACCCCCGTTCTTCTTCGTTATCCCATATTTGGGATTTCTTATCATCTTTGGGTACAAGCACATATATGTGTCTTTATTCTTTTGTTTTCCACCACTCTCCGTGTCTTTCGCTCCATCCTCTTTCCATTTTAGGCGTCTCTACGCCTTTTTCTCCTCTACCCAGCACTGTCGTTGCTATCCTGCTTACCGTTTCTACCGCTAATTTTGTGCTGTCTGCTACGTCTCTTACCCATTTTTCTAACTCTAATCTTCCTTTTTGCACTCCTATTTCTTCCCATCTTTGTGCGACTCTATTCACTGTTTCTGTTATCTCTGCGTCTGTTAGGTTTTTTTGTGATTTCCTCAACTCGTTTGTTATTCCTATCCCTGCTAAGTCCGCCTTTACTTTTTCTATTTCCATGTCCGCCGTTGCCTCGGCCACTTTTCCTTCTGCTGCTGCTTTTCTCCATTCTTCTTCTGCCCTTTCTGCTTCTGCTCTTATTTTGCTAAATGTTTCTTCGTATGTGTCTTTCATCATTTGGTTTTTAATTTCTTCTGTTTCTCCTAATTCTTGCGTCAGCTTTGTATCCACTCCTGATGTTTTCGTTGTTTCTGCTTTTGTTTTTTCTGTTTGCGCTTCCAGTAATTCTTTTTGCGCTCCTAATAATTGTAGCCCTAATACTTCGTTTCCTCCTTGTGGTGCGTTTGGTGCGCTTACACTTCCTCCTCCTCCTCCAACTGTTGCTCCTCCTCCTCCACTCATTCCGTACATTAACCCCGGACTTAGTCCCGCTGCTTTCATTTGTTCCAGTTGTGCCGGGTAATTCGTGTCCTTCCACATTTGTAAGTCCAACTGTTTCCCGTATTTCATTTGTTGTTTGTTAAGCCCTAATTGCTGCTCTCCTAATTTTCCTTGTTGCCTCAATTGTCTCCTGTCATTGTGTCCTTCCAATGCCAGCCCTAACCCTGTGTTTATTGCTGTCTCTGCCACTTTGCTTATTAGTCCCATTTTGCTTAGCTTTTTTAAAAGCGTTCCGCTGTTACTTGATATATAAGTATACACGCGTACCGCTTATGTTAATTAATAGTAGGGGCTGCTTCTCTCTAAGCAATTAAGATACTTCATGTATCACCCCTGTTGACTTATTCAAGTTCCGTTTATACTTTCCCTCCTTCTCCTCCTTCTGTCGCTCCGTCGGCTTTTCCTTCTGCCGTTTTTGCGGCCTCTTCTCTTTTTGCGGCCTCTTCTCTTTTTGCAATTCTGTTTTTGTGCACTCCGTCCATTGCTTCTACTGCGATGTCCCATCTGTCCGTTCTGATGTCGAACTCTGGTCTTACTCCGTCTTTTACTTCTGTAAAGTTTTGAGGCGCACCGTCTGTGATTGGTTCCTTGTTGTGCAAGATTCTTTGCATTTTTTGTTCTATTCGTTCACCTGCTACCGATTTCACACCTTCCAGTTTTGATTTTGATGGTTTTTGTACCTTGTACATTGTTTTTTGATTTTGATTGTTTAAAGATCGGGGGCGTCGGGTTTTCGACCGTTTCTTTTCAGACCGATTTTATGCCCCCTTTCCTAATGTAACCTTACAAGCAATTCTTACAGGTTCGGTATAATTCTTGCGCTCATTTTTCGGCGGGCTGTCACTTCTACGCCCACCTGTACCCAAAAGTTCATTGCATCTTGGGATGCTTCTGCAAATACGAAGTTATACAGGTTCGGATCTATGTAGGTTGTTAGATCCAGTATTTGCCCTGTTGTCCCGTTGAGCGTATATCGTCTGTTCAACGTCATAAACATCTGATTATCAGGAATTGCAAAGTTTCCAAATGTTTTGTTTACGTCCGTTTGGTAGTTTATCCACGCCGGTACTTTTCCGGCTGATGTTTGCAGCCACGCTACCGTGTTGCTGCTTGTTGTCCACCAAGCTCTTCGCTCGTTTATTGAGTCCTCGAAGCCTATGGCGTCTAATTCTGGCTTGTGGAAATCGTCGTATGTTTCCAAGTTTACAAACCATTCATTGCCTTGTGAATAGTCTGTCATCGGCGTAATCGAGCCTATTAACATCACCATACACGGCTCGTCTACCGTAATTATCACATCCCCTCCTTTGTGGTTGCTTCCCAATCGTCCTTTACCCGCCAAGGTGCCCAGTGGTTGCCCTTCTGTTAAGCTCTGGCTAACTACTTCCTGAAATACAATTTCCGATATTTTCCCTCCCATGTATACAGGCGTTTCCGCTGCGCGCATTACATTTTCTCCGTATACCGTTTCTATCCAGTTGTAGTACGTTCCCCCACTTACTGCGATTCTGTTTAACAAGTTGTACACCTTTTGCGCTATATTCAGCTGATCCATTGTGAAGCTGTTTCCTGCCGTACTGACGGATGATATCGTACTTATGTACGTTATATACTCGTCTCTTAGCCAGTTATTAAATACGTCGCTTTGGTAGGTTTTTATTCCTAATCCTTCTTGTGCGTTTACAAGCGGTGACATATTATCCACCGTTGTACATAGTAGTCCGTAAGGACCCACACTTCCGTCGTCTATTACGAACGGTGCCGCGTCGTCTGAAAACGCCAATATGCTTCTTCTCATCCCGTCAATATTTGTTAGTGGGAAGGTTAGTATATTTGGCGCCACTGTCACGGGCTGGCTGTTGGTTAGGTAACTCCAGTTTACTGCGTTATCGGCTCCCCAAGTTATCGCATTGTACGTTCCTGTTAGCGTTGATCCGTCGTCTTCATAGACTCCGCTTATTAGTTCATACACTGATATTAACCCCCTGTTAACTGTGTTAATCATCACTTGTTTAGGGTCGGGTACTGCTCCTGTGTAGTTTATGTTTATTTTTCTTCCAAGTGATAGCGGTTCGGAGCTTACCCCCGGTGCTTCTGGTATTACATTCGCTCCTCCTCCTCCTGCTGCTGGTACTATCGCTACGGTGTCCACGGTTTGTGGCGTTGCAATCATTGCCCCTGACCACACCACTGCACCGACTTCTTCCTGTTTATTGGCATAGTAGTTTTTGTATATGTCCCAATATGCCAGTAGCGGGATCGCGTTGAAGTCGCGCGTTTCCGGTTCGGACGTTTCATTGTCCAGTCTCCCTATTCCGCTTATTCCCAAGTATTTTAATATGCAACTTGGGTTTATTTGACAGTTGTCAACGTCTGGTAGTTCGCTGTATTTTGCTGCTGGTGTTACCGCTGTTAGTCTGATTTGTGGCAGTTTGATTTTTGACATATCCAGCCCTACCTCTAATTCGTTATTGTGCAATTTGCTGTTGTACAATCGCATAGGGATCTTGAACATATCTAATTGCACTTTGAACCTGCCGAATAATGGTCCAATTGTAGGCAGTGTTAATACGTCCAGGTGCAATTTAAAGTTGAACGTATCCCCTGGGAGCATCGGTTTTACGTATAGCGGCACTAATGTCCCTGCGCTCATTGTTGTTCTTACGACCCTTGATAGGTTGTGTGTAGATCGTCCATAGCCGTGCATTTGCACTTGCATTTTTTTTCCCGACCCTAACCTGTCTCCGCCTAACGTTTTAGTGATCATACGTTTTTGTTTTTTAGTGAATCAATCCATTTTGCAAGGTTTTCTGCTTTCCTTGCTACGTCTTCTGCGAATCTTTTGAAACGCCTGATGATTTTCTGTATCATTTTTGATTTTGATTTTTAAGATCTTTGGCGTGCATCATCGCAAATACCATTCTTGCGACAATAAGCCACTTTTCTCTTGTTAGTAATTCCAATGCCGATTCATCCGTTTCTTTTGCTTCTGTTAATTTGTAGTCTCCCCATGTTATGTAGTAATCTTCCTCTTCTTTCAAGAGTCCGAAAGGCGTGTCTTCAATCGGTTCCAACGTTCTCAGGGAATTCCATTCTGAGTTGGTTAGTTCTTCTGACGATTGCGCTTTTTCTGGTTGTTGTTGCGCTTTCTGTGTACTTGACATTGATTGTTGTTATTTTGATTGTTACGTAATTTTTTTGTACTTCTTCCCTACTCACGGGTTCTCCCGTCGCTTCGTCGAAATACTCTACTGTTGTGTAATAGTTCATTACTTCTCCGTTTTCGGTAACGATTGTTTTGGCGTTCGTACTTGCATCAGTGTTAGTGCGTTGGCCGTTTTCTCCCCCACGCTTACGAAGTGCGTCTCCCCTTCTTCGTTTTCGAGTTCAATATAGTACAGCGTTTTCCCTTTCACGTCTTTGTGTGCGTGCGCCTTCGCCGTTACCGTTTGGAATGTGTCTGCCTTCGGATCTAAGTTTTCCCTTATTTCCGGTTTAAGCGTTACTGTTTTAATCTCTGTCATTGTTTGTTGTATTTAGTGATTGAATGAATTTTGTTAATGTTAGCGTTGCCCTTTGGGCTTCTGGGTCTGTTCTCCATGTCCATGTGTTGAACCAGTAGCTGTTTAATTCTATCTCCCATTTGTGGCATTTTTCCGCCCATTGTTTTATTGTCATTTTCGCTGTTTTTTGTTCCACGTGGAACATTGTTTTAAATCGCTTCCTTGTTTCCCTTTTCATGCCGTAAAGATACATCTCTTTTTGTTTCTTGTCAAGTTTTTAGGCATTTATTTTTTCAATATTCTGTTTTTTTTGGGTTATTGCTACTTTGGTAATATGTTTGCGCGGTCTTCTTCCTTTAGGGTCTTTTGCCCTCGCCTCGATATACCGT